CTCCTAAATAGGAATACTCCTGTACTAATTTTAGCACAGGAGTATTTCTAATCGACTATATTAAGCCTTGTTTGTAAAACCGAAGTTTTTATCGTTCGGGTTAAGGGCCTTCAAAATTACTGGGGCAATAGCTGCGATTCCACCCATAATGAGGTCATTTGGATCTGTATTCCCAGTCATGTATAGAGCAATCGCTGCTGACAAGAATGCTCTTCCGTAACTTGATAATGCTGAAAGAATTTGTTCCTGCATTGTTACCTTTCCATCTTTGTTTAAATCCGCTTTATCGAATTTAGCCATTTTATCGTCTCCTCGTGGGCGGGATGCCCATGAATTTTGGTATTACCCAATACTATAATTCTACCACTATGCTGAGATATCTACAAGCTCACAATTTCCATCTGAGCTACAAGCTAGCGTTGCTGATGGAGATGTTCCGTCTTCTGTCTCATAGAATGAAAGATCTTCCCATCTAATGTCTTTAGGCATCTTTGCAACAAGAGCATCGTACTCTTCTTTGCTTACCTCTTGATAGGGGGCTTGCTTGTATGTATGGTCTGAGTGCGGTAGGAATGAGATTCCTGACACCTCGTCAAAGTTCTTGTATACCCAAGCTCCAACTTCCATCCATTCATCTTCTTTTACAGAAACTGTAATAGAAGGCTTATGCTCACACCAAGCACGTTGGTAAACTAGCCAGATATTAAGGTGATCAATTGCAGTCAAATCATTTCTTACAATTGCTCCATCTGGAGCCTTTACTGGAAATGAAAATACGTATGTATCGTTTGGCTTCATTACATCGTCTTCTACTGGAATTCCAACTTCCTTTAAGAATGTAGAGATTGGATCTCCCTTTGAGCCACGTACTGTACGAATGTAATGTGGTGAATGCCAAGGGTGCATTCCTGAAGATACCCCGACCAATTGAGATACTGTTCCAGAAGGCTTTACACATGTAATAGCTGCAGACTCAGGAATCCCAATTTTCCCAGCCTCTTCTTGATTAACTTCTCTTGCACGATCACGCATTGACATTAAAAATGCCTCTAAAGCAATTATGTCCTGTTTTCCAGACATAAACTTATGTCCGAATTGTCCAGTCAAAGAAACACCCAGTAGTCGTTCTTCTTCTGTGTTATCTTTCCAAATTTTGCGAAGATACTTGAAGTCAGTTAGCGTTGACTGCCATGTTCCAAGAATTGTTGCAAGCTCAACCTTGCGCTTAATGTCTTCCTTTGTATCATTTTCACGTAATACGACTTCTGAAAGATTACAAAACTGATAAGGACGAAGAATAATTTCTGAACACGGGTTCGTTCCATAATGGATTTCAGGGTCTCTGCGACCAAACTTAGCTGCCTGCGCCTGCGCTGCTGCAACATTATAGATTCCACGTTCGCCAGACTTTGAGTCATAAAGCGATTTCCATTCTGCAATAAATTGCTCCATCTCTGGTTTGCGGGAGTAAGCAACAGAGTTATTTGATAAAGCACGTTGTGGGCTTGCTTCCCACCAATTACCTGCTTTGGCCTGAGCCATTTCAATATCATTAATGTTTGACAATGAAATCATTGCTGAACGGCGTACGCCACCTACAACTACAACCTCACCAATCTTACACATAATATCGTGACACTCGATTGGCTTAAGATTTCTTCCAGCTGCGTTCTTAAACTTAGCAATTGTAAAATCAAAAAGATTTACTAATGGCTGTGGGCCAGAGGATCTGCCACCCATAGTCTTAAGTCTTGCCCCAGCTGGTCTTACCTTAGAAACATCAATTGCTGGAATGTGTCCTGTCCAAAGCAATGCAAGAAGTTCACGATATGCTTTTGCCCAACCTTGCTTAGAGTCTTCTACTACAATTACTGTGTCAGACTTTTCAAGCTTTTCTGGGACGGCAGGAAGCTTATTAATATACTTATACTCTACAGAGAAACCGACTCCAGTTCCACACATAAGGACATACATTGTCTCGTCAAATGATCGAGGTGAATCAACTGGTAAGAAAGCACAGTTATATCCAGCTACATTGTCTCTTTCTAAAGCTGCTCCAGATGTCATTACTGATCTCATTGACGGCATAACATTTCGTTCAAAAACAAACTCTTTTAATTCCGCAACTAGCTTTTCATTTGGAATATAATTGTGATTTACGTTTAAATGGATAGTCATAAAGTCAAAATATCTATCTACTGGTTCTTTCCATGTTTCTCTTCGTCCTTCTGACTCTACCCACTTTGCATATCTTGATAGAGCAATAAAGTTTTCATATGGATTTTCAATAGTTTGTGACATTTATTATACGACCTTTTCTCCGACTTGCGGTGTAATTTTTAGATGAAGTCCTAGTGTATCAAACTTTTATTTAGCGGTCTATAGATAAAAAAATATTTTTATATATCACAATATGAGATTACTTTCTAGTTGACTGGCTTGACAGGGGTTTATATTCAATGCTATTCTTATAGTTCGTTATCTCTATAGGAGGAAATGCCAATGGAGAATATAAAACAGCAGTTTAGCGATTTGGTTCGTGACTGGACGATAATAGCAGTGGCAACACTATTTTTATTTTCTGGACCACAAGCAAATGCTTTAACTGTAAAACCTTTAGTGAAAACTGAAGCCCAATTAAAGCAAGAAGTCTTGGATAGTTTTAGTAAAGAGATTTACAAGCCATCTGAGATGCTTACAGACGAAGAGTTAGTATTACTACTTGAGACTGTAGGATTCGAAGGGTCAGGCCTTAAGAAAGCCTGGTCAATAGCAAAGCGTGAATCTAATGGAAGACCGCTTGCATATAACGGGAATAGGAATACAGGAGATAGTTCTTACGGACTGTTTCAGATAAACATGATTGGAAATCTTGGTCCTGAAAGACTTGAGAAATTTGATCTACAGAGTAACAAGGAGTTATTCGACCCAGTAACAAACGCAGAGATAACGTACTACATGACCGAAGGCGGAAGCGATTGGTCAGCTTGGAAGGGTATGACCCCAAGAGCACAGGAATTTTATTTAAAATTTCCGACAAAGTAAAGGAGATGGGATGAGGATACAATATGTATCAACTTACATCTCCATGTCAGAAGATGGATTGGTTGAAAAGCTTTTATGCCCAGTAGACCAATCCCTTCTTTTTTGTAATCAAGATTTAGAAGATAATATATTCCTATACTGCCTAGAGTGCAGTTATAAAAAAGATTTAGGCTTAGCAAGCTACACTAAAATTGCTTTAGCCGTAGAAGCAAATGTGCGATAAAGAAAATAAAGTTCAAAATGAATCAGAGCCAATTAGGGTTACTGATGCAATGGGTAGAGAGATGTTTTGGTTAGATGCAGGAAGACCAGACTAAAGAAGACCAAGTAGAAAGCAACTTGGAAGATAATTTGCCTATGGTAAATTATATTATGATGCACAGAGTATATGACATGCTAACGCTTATAGCCAATAAGATTGTTGGTAACGAGGATACTCAAAAAATGATAGACTATCATGATCAGGGGTACCTATTAGGACCTGCCCCTTCATTTCAACCTAGTGAGGAATAAATATGGAAAAAGAAAAAGTAGTACTACTAATGCTCGAAAAACTAAACAACGATACACGATTTGCTGGAGTATCTAGCGGTGCAGATATTGCAGATGTAGAACAGCAGATTATTAAGAACCAGCCATTCTTGCAGTGGCAAATGGGAAACATGTACGACCTTCTTGTTGAAAAAGGCGTAATTAAACCTTGACATTGTATTTATAATACCTTATACTTTTAAGGTGTTGGTCGAGTTTTGCTCCCAATACATAAAGCCCTATTCGGATCCGCCTCTGAATGGGGCTTTATTATTTAGGTGGTATAATTATAATACTATGACAAGAGATCATTTTGCAAAGGCAAATAGGGATTCTAGATATCAAAGTAGCTTTTATAAAAACAGCGAATCTAGAGAGGCTAAGGCTGAGCAAAATATAGAGAAATTTTTATCTAAAGTGATAAATAAAACTAAAAGAATATTCGGTAAAAGATAATGTTTACAGATAACAAAAATTTTGAGCAAGTGGCGGACCAAGTATGGGTCTGGAGAAACTTTGTAACCGAAGAAGAAAATAATCTAATAACTTCTCTGATGAAAGATCATGAGTCACGCTTTGCTGATAAAGACGAAGCATTTAAATTTGAAGATCAAGCCATTGATTGGTATAAGGATAAGACTGGCCCATTAATGATTGAGCTAAAGCCAATATGGGACAGAATCTCTGCAGCACTATACCCAGAGCACTATATCCACCCACAGCTTTTCGTAAATGTTATGAGACCTGGCGATGAAGGAATGTTCGTTCATGCTGATAGCCCAGGAATGAACATGGAGCACGAATTAACACAGCTTGATAGATGGAAGACTTGTTGCAGATTAAGTCATGGAATTGTAACTTATTTTGGAGACTACACAGACGGACAAATCTTCTACCCTAATATTGAAAAAGATGGAACTGTAAAAGAAAGACCTGGAGATGCATTAGATTGCTTAGAGGTTGATGTTAGACCTAGAGATCTTGCTATTCACGGAGCAGTCCACCCTTGGGAGCACGGAGTAAGAAAGATTACATCTGGTACAAGATACGCATACTCAAACTTCTGCATGGAGAAAGAGCATGCACCAGGAACATACGAACTATTTAATCCTGACAAGCACCCTCATATGATAGATAGAAAAGAAATCATTGACTGGGTAGAGACTGTTCATCCTGAGACAACATTCTGCAAAAAGAAGTGTATCTGCGGTCAGTCAGGCGATTTGCCTTACTGCGATAACACTCACAAGATTATTAATAAGAAGAAGCAAGAAGAGGGCAATTCGGACATTTAGTGCGAAAAGTGCAAAAGTGAAAAAATTGAAGTGCGGCGGCGGTAGAAGAACCCTTTAATCCCATGGATCATTTACCTTGAACTCAGGCATATAGATCTTATCTGAGCTATATTCGTATATCATATCCATTAGTAATTTACACTCTCTATGGCTTTCTAAGTACCATATGTCACATACCCCTGAACTTGAGTTCATACAAGTCTCTAATCGCCTCTTAAGGCCTTCTATGACCCATTCTAGCGAACACTCTGCAATGAATCTGTCAGCTTGGTAATAGTTGCATTCCTCATATCGACGATTCTGCAGGTGTTTAGCTAATTGGTCCCTTTTGTCCGAATTTACCATATTATCCAGATTAGGTAGGATATCATCAGTATCCAAGATAGCCAAAGTATCGACCTATATAGCCTAGAGTTCTTCATTGTCTATATCTTCATTTAGGTCGAAATCAAAGATTTCTCTTTCTCCCGCCCAATTTAAAAATCTAGATAGAAAAGACCCAGACAGAATTGCTATCGCAATTAGAGCTACTAATCCTTGTATTTTTTTCATATTACTCCTTGTAGGGATACTGGGATTTGAACCCAGAGTCGATTGTATATAAGACAATTGCTTTAACCAGATTAAGCTATATCCCCTAGCGCATATAAACTTGCAGAATTATTCCGCATATATGTACTAGGATAGCTACGATACCGATCCAAAGTATTGTCTTCATTTTCCGCCTTTAATTAATTTCTGAATGCACTCCACACAAAAGTTTTCAAGTACGCCTTTTGAGTTTAATCTCTCTACGTACTTTTGGTTATCACAGAAGTTACATTTCATAATATTATTATACCATAATTCTAGTCAACTAGAATATTACTTGATAACACAAATCATTTGGTCATCATCTCCAGCATTACCGATTAACTCTTTTGAGTCAAATACTCTGCACTGCCAGCCAAACTTCTCGAATCCTTCTCTTTCCTTTTCTTTTAGGAAAGCTTCAAACTCTTCTTGAGACATTGATTTCTGTAAGTCGTTATATTCCTTGCTGAATGTTGCAGTTAGGAATTGACGAACATAGAACTTATTGCCAACTACTGGAAGTACTGCATGGAATACATCTGTTCTAAATAGAAGTCCATCTCCAGCTTCCATCTTGTATCTTACTGGCTCATCGATCATATAGCATTCTTTTTCAATACCATTGCCATCAATATATGTCGACTTTTCTGCATCTTCAGTATTGATAATTAGAATATCTCCACCTTCATAATCGTCATTAGTGTATATGTTGAAATTAAAGATATGTGGAGTGCCGCCAATCCAAGGTCTTCTATCCTGGTGATATTCCATTGACAAGTGAAGTGATTTATCAGTATTTTCTGACTCAAGGATTACAACATCTGCAGAGCAGTACTTTGGATGTCTTCTTGCCTCATCCATTGTAGTTGGAATATTCTTATCCTCTCCGATCAAATCGAAGTAGCTTTCATTTAAATAGTTTTCTTTATAAATCTTGATAGCATCCCAGAATATGTCTAGAAATTCTCTTAAGTGCTCAGCGCCTTCTGAATCCTCATTAAGGTATTCTGTATTCTCATATGGATAAGCTTTTGAATACTGTCCCCATGGTCTCCAGTCTTCCCAGTTGCCGAACCATTTATCTTTATTGGTCTTTGATCTTAAAACAAAATCTTGTGTCGCTGCAGCATCCTTTAAAACGTTCTTAAAGAGAATAACATCTTTAGTCAGTAATCTGTGTTCCATTATTTATCTTCCTTATCTAGTATTCCCCAAGAAGCCCATTCTTTCTGCCATCTTAATCCTATTTCGCTATCCAGCCATTCCTTAGAATTGCGTATTGCGTTATCTCTATACTCTAAGTGCCACTCTTCGCTTAAATTAACTCCTGGCTTAGTCTTATCATATACTACAAATGTTACAGTTCTTTTATTGTCTCCCGCTGCCGACTCAGCTCCATGCAATACTGCAGAAGACTGAACAACTAGGTCTCCCTTATGTGGTTGCATCCAGGTGTTTGACTCTGGATAGTAAAGTATCCCACCATCCATCTCTGAAAGATATATTACTCCGCCAAAAGTTTTTTTATTTGGATGTGGATCGTATGCCTGATCATCTCTGTGAACTCCGAAAGCTTTTTTAGGTACAGAGTACCAGTGCAAGAAAGTATTTGCTTCGTATTTAGTGCCTTCAAAAAGTTTTTGTATTGGATCTACAATTTCTTTCAGCATTGGAACCCCAAGCAGCAGAATTCCTTTGTTTCTTGGATTTTCGTTTATATCGCCTTCTTCTTGAGCAACCTTAGACTGCTCGAAAGCCAGATCGCATACTTCGTCTGAAAAGAAATTTCTGTATACGTACGCCTCATCGTTGACTTTTTCCCAGCCAGTGAAATCCATGTCTTTGTTGTCCATATTGCAATTATAGCATTGTTGGTATTTAGCTGTATTTTATCTCAGTTGACTATAATTTCAGATTTAGTAAAATGTTATATAAATATTTTTTTGGGTTGTATCACTTGATCTTAGGTCTTAGGTCTTACTATATATTTAATATTTATTATTTATTGATTTACTGACCCCCCGACCCCCCTAGAAAAATTATACTATTTCTATTTTCCATGTCAACACTTTCAGATCTGTGAAAATGTTAATATAGATTTTTCTTGTATGATACACATATTTGAGAGAAACGGACATTTAGGATAGTCCGCACATATCAGGCGTGATTAAGTGGGTCATGTGATGAGCATCACAAAGTATTTTGGCAATATGTCTCGAATGTCCGTTTTGCGAGTTGATATTTGTCAGACCCCCATGTTAAGATTTATATATAAAGAAAAACAAACGAAAGGGGTCAATATGACTCAACTAACCGAACAACTGTTCAGCACTATCGTGCATGAATACCACAATGGTGGCGTGTCCTCATCTTATGGACTAGACACATACACACGCAAGGAAGTCCTTGCCTACCTTATCCGCTCTAAGGGTTGTGAGTGTATCAACTGCCTGTGATACATATCACACGACACACCCCCTCTATATCCCCCTATTTGTCAGACCTATCCGCTACAATTCTATACATAACGAACTAACGAAAGAAGAAAAAATGTCATACGCATACTCATACGAAACCAATAGCGTGTCTAAGTGGGACACTATCCAATCAGATGTCGCAGACGCATACTCTTAC